TTCAGGAACAACCATTACTAGCACAGCATTTAATTTGCTGACTGCTGATTTGGCGACTGGTCTAACTACCGCATTGACCAAAGATGGGCAAACTACCCCCACTGCAAATATACCAATGGGGACGTTCAAAATAACAGGATTGGGTGCGGGTACTGCGGCAACTGATGCGGCACAATATGGTCAATTGCAAGCGGGCGCAACCACTCTTGCAACCGTAACAGGTACAGACACATTAGTCGGCACTTTAACGCCCACCCCTACTGCTTACGTTGCTGGGAACTTGTTTTCATTTGTTGCGGCTAATACAAACACAGGCGCAGCCACAATTAACATAAACAGTTTGGGCGCTAAAAGCATAACAAAACAAGGCTTAACTGCTTTGGCTGCGGGTGATATTGTAAGTGGGCAAATTTCTTTAATTGAATATGATGGAACACGATTTCAATTAATTAACCCTACAAGTGTTTCAAGTATTTCATTTGGAAGCACAGGGTTAACCCCCGCAACTGCAACAAATGGCGCTGTTTCTGTTGCAGGCACTTTGGCAGTTGCTAACGGCGGAACGGGTTTAACTTCTGGCACTTCTGGTGGCGTACTTTATTATTCTGCGGCGGGGACACTAGCATCTTCTGCTGCGTTGACGGCAAATGCTTTGGTCATTGGCGGTGGCGCGGGAGTTGCACCTAGCGTTACCACAACGGCTGCCGGCGCGTTGACATTCCTTGGAACGCCTAGCAGCGCAAATCTTGCGGCATTGTTGACAGATGAAACAGGCACAGGTGCAAACGTATTTGCTACGTCCCCCACGTTGGTAACTCCAATTCTTGGAACCCCAACTTCGGGCAATTTAAGTAACTGTACTGCGGATGGCACTGACCAAGTTGGATTTAAGAATATTCCGCAAAATGCTCAGACCGGCAGCTACACACTTGTCCTTGCAGATTCTGGCAAACACGTCTACCACGCTTCGGGAGCCGGAGCAGCCACTTACACAATCCCCGCTGCAACCTCAGTTGCGTACCCCATCGGCACAGCGGTTACTTTTGTAAACTTGTCGGCCACTTCAGTCAGCATTGCAATTACCACCGACACCATGTACCTTTCTGGCACGGGCACTACCGGCACACGCACGTTGGCGCAATATGGAACTGCAACGGCCATTAAAGTATCTGGTTTGTCGTCCACCGGCATTTGGGTTATTTCTGGAATTAATTTAACATGAGTGGCATTATTCAAGCCCTTCTCGCTAATTATGCTGGTGGTGTTACGCCAACAGTTGAGTACCTTGTTGTCGCTGGTGCAGGCGGTGGTGGCGGTGGTTCAAGTAGTAATCGCGCTGGCGGTGGTGGCGGTGCTGGAGGATTTAGAACTGCAACAGGATTTTCTGTTACATCTGGTTCTCCTCTTACCGTTACAGTTGGCGCTGGTGGTAGCGGAGGATTAAATGTAACAGGAGGAGCAGGGACAAAAGGCACATCTGGCAATGATTCTGTTTTTTCTTCTGTTACATCAAGTGGTGGTGGCGGCGGTGGATTTGCTACAACATCACCATTTGCCCCGCCAGGTAATAGTGGCGCTGGTGTTGCTGGCGGTTCTGGAGGTGGCGGCGGCACTGGTGATGTAGCAAATACTGGCGGCGCTGGAAATACTCCTTCAACTTCTCCATCACAAGGAAATAGCGGCGGCGCTGGGTATAACACTACAGGCCAAGGAACTGGTGGCGGTGGCGGTGGAGCTACTGCATCAGGAACAAATGGAGCGTCAGGTACATCAGGCGGCGCGGGAGGCACAGGTACGGCATCCTCTATTACGGGGTCGTCAGTTACTTATTCAGCGGGTGGTAATGGCGGTACAAACTCTGCGCCATCGGCTGGGGGCAGCAACACTGGCAACGGTGGTGGCGGCGGTCAACAAAACGCAACTACTGGGTCTGCAAGTGCAGGAGGCTCTGGTGTGGTAATTATTCGTTACTTAAATACTTTTAAAGATGCTGTTTCTACAACAGGTTCTCCCACCTTTACAAACACTGGCGGGTATAAAATTTACCAGTGGGCTTCTTCTGGTTCAATTACTTTCTAAATACCATGAGTCATTTTGCAAAAGTTGAAAACGGCGTTGTTACGCAAGTAATTGTTGCCGAGCAAGATGTAATAGATTCCGGCGTGTTTGGCGATGGATGGGTACAAACGTCTTACAACACTTACGGTGGTCAACATCCAGAGGGTCGTCCATTGCGTAAGAATTACGCAGGCATTGGCTACATTTATGACGCAGGGCGAGATGCTTTTTACGCCCCGCAGCCGTTTCCAAGTTGGTTGCTTGATGAGCAGACTTGCCAATGGAGCCCACCTACAACTTATCCCAATGATGGCAATATGTATGCTTGGGATGAATCTAAAACATCTTGGATAGCAGCATGACACCTGATTCTTTTGATCCCATTAAATATGGGGTTTTGTGGGAGCGCGTTCAAAACTATGAGCGCCGCTTTGATGAAATGTCAAACAAGATTGATAAACTTGAAGCCTCCATAGATCGTTTGCTAGAAATGGCAGCGCAAGGCAAAGGCGGGTTCTGGATGGGCATGACTATTGTGTCGGCCTTGGGTAGTGTGGCCGGTTACTTTTTGCATTGGATTAACAAGGGCTAGTCTGTGTTAAATGCGCTTGTTTCTCTTAATCTTTTTGATGCTGGTAACAGTGTCGGCGGCAGAGGACAGGCTAATCCTTTCGGCAACCCCGCCAGAGAAAATAGAGAAGCCCAAACCGGTACAGGGCTGTTCAATACAAGACTTGTATGTGATTGCATGGACGGTACACGATCCTATGGAGCGCCGTGTAGCCATGCTGGATTGGCTGGATAAAAATGTATGCAGTACCCAAAACTACGCAGATATTTGGAACTCCTTGTCGGAATGGTCGGGCGCATCAGACAACGCTTTGCTACGCGCAAAAGTGATACAAGGTTACGAAAAAGCACTCAAGAGGGAAAACAAATGAACGACAACATCAAAGCACGATTAACGTTTGCAGTTACCTTGATGGTTAGCGCAACATTGTGTATTTCTGTTCTTGGTATGGTAGGCGCTTTTTTGATAGGCTTGTGGTCAAAAGAAGTGGACAACAGCGAAATATTCAAGTTGTTAAGCCCCGCCTTCCAAACCATCATCGGCGGCTTTATCGGCCTGCTGGCTGGCGTAAAACTGTCCCACGATGAGGACGAACTACCTTGCAAGAAAAAGGATTGATATGTTTGAATTATTAGGCGGCGGTGTTATTGGTTCTTTGCTTGGTGGCCTGTTTCGTATGGCCCCCGAGGTGCTGAAATGGCTAGACAAAAAGAACGAACGTACCCACGAACTGGCTATGTTTCAGCAACAATGCCAGTTAGAGACATTGCGCGGACAACAGAAATTAGCCGAGATTGGTGCTCAACGGGAAGCAGCGGTAGACGCTGGCGTGATGGATGCCTTCAACAGCGCCATAGAACAGCAAACAGAGATGGTTAAAGCAGCGGGTGGATGGGTGGCTAGTCTTTCCGCTTCTGTGCGTCCTGTAGTTACCTATTGGATTCTTTTGCTTTGGAGTTTTATCCACGTTTGGTTTGCCTGGAATGCTTGGACTATGGGCGCTCATCCTGATGCCGTGTTTAAACTGATGATGAGTGGCGACTTTGCTGCGCTGGTTAGCGGTACGCTAAATTACTGGTTCTTAGATCGTACTCTTGCCAAGCGTGGGCTATGAACTTAGATATAGCCGTTGCACTATGTAAGCGGTTTGAGGGCTTTAGAAGCAAGCCCTATTTATGCCCTGCCAATGTTGCAACGATTGGTTATGGTTCAACTTATTACGCTGATGGACGTAAAGTTAGCCTGACAGATGCGCCCATGTCAGAGCCTGATGCAGAAGCGTTATTGCTTCACGAACTGCGCCATACCTACTTGCCTGGTGTGCTACGCAATTGTCCAATCCTTTTGACAGATGAACGCAAGTGCAACGCCATTGTGGACTTTGCCTACAATTTGGGAACAGGCCGTATCCAAACGTCAACCCTAAAACGCAAGATAAATGCCCAAGATTGGGAAGGTGCCAAAGAACAATTGATGTTGTGGACTAAGGGCGGTGGGCGTGTACTTCCTGGCCTTTTAAAACGCCGCACCGCTGAGTGTCAATTGTTTGGTTTAGGACAATCCTCTGGGACATCCACTTTGACGTAAACAGGAACGTACATACCGCCATCGGTGTGTGATGTCCATCGGTCAATGTAAACGTCTGCCATAGTGCATATAGATCGTTTCACCGCATCGGCAGGAACGCCAAGCAATGCCGCTATGTGTCGTGCGGTTAAGCCTTCTTCATACTGGGTAAGGATGGGCCTGATTCGTTCTGTCATTGCCCTCATTTATCTTGTTCTTTCATGTGTTTGATTGCTTCCATGATGCTGGCAATGTACGTTAGCGCAACCGTACATTCGTAAATTGCATCATCGTAGTGATTGCTCAACATACATTGGTGTACTTCCTTGAGTGCGTGTTCTGCCTGCATACAAGGCAAGGCATAGTCTTTTATTACTTCAATTTTCAT